TGTATTATGAGAAAAAATAACGCCTAATCTCGTCCACTCCCACCCCTGTGGCAGTTCAAAAGGAATCTCATCTTCGATACATTTCACGCTGCCGTCAGCAAACTTCTCATAATGCAAACTACGCCCTCTTGCCAATCGGCAAGAGGGCTGTTTCGTTAGTGATTAATTCTCGGTAACCTTCGCAATAAGCATACGCTTGAGCTTATTATCCAAGCGTTCTTTTGCTTTTTCGTCAAAGTGAATACCGACAATATAGGTGGTTTTTCCTATCTTCTTTGTAAAAATAGGTGTTTCGGAATTTGTGTGTACTGCTGTATTTCTATCCATATAAATCTTCCTTTCTGTCTGACAACCGACAAACTCAAAACCTTAATCAAAAGGAAAAGGCTCATCGGTAATGCTTAGCTGTTCTTCCTGCTGCGATGTTTCCGTGATACGCTCCCAGCCTTTCTGTCTGCCATAGTTCGTGAAGTATCTCGGATTATGGAAAGCCGCCCAACCGACAATACTGTTATTCATAATGTCGTTTATTTCTCGTATTTCCCACTGTTTCGGCTCGTCATAGTTGTGTTTGAGTGCCTCGCTGTATAGCTGCTTTGAGCAAACTATATTGCCGTTGAAATTGTCAAGATAACTCTGAATAACGCCAACTTTTGTATCTTCTGGCATAAAGTTCTGCTGTAAAACTGTAAGCTGTTTTTGCATATCGTGAGAAAGCGTAAGCTTGTAATTGTTGCTGCGGTAGATTGTCATTGCCTCCGCCCATAGCTGATTGATATACTCTCTTGACTGTTCCTCATCATCGAGAATATGACACTCGGCTCTTTCGGGATATACCATAACGGGCAAAAATCTTCTGTTGCCTGTTCTGTCAAGAGGGAGAAAATCCAGAGTGTTTGAAGTTCCACCAAAAACACATTGCCTTGCTCTGTCCTGTGGGTGAACTTCGTAAGGCACTTTGTAGTTGTCCTTCTGCTTGCTTAGGAAAGCCTTTATCTCCTCAATACACTTTGCATTGCCTGTTGCAAGCATTTCCGACATTTCGATTATCCAGTGTCCTTGTAACTTTCTGAAAACATTATCATCCTCCAGTCGTCTGAGGTCATCGGAAAACCATTCATCCTTTATTGCAAGAAAACGAAAGAATGTTGACTTTCCTGCACCTTGTCCACCTACAAGACAAAGCATCGTTTCAAATTTACAGCCGGGACTAAACACCCGATTTACAGCACCGAGAAGGAACAGTTTCATCACCTCATAGGTATAAGCGTTGACGTCTGCACCAAGAAAATGATGAAGTGTATTTCCGATTCGTTCCGTACCGTCCCACTGCAAAGAATTGAGATATTCACATATCGGGTGATACTTATTCTCATTGGCAACAATCTGAACGGCAGATAAGATTTTGTTCTCTGCAAAAAGCCCATAGTTCTTTTCAAGGTACAACTGAATATAATTCATATCCGTATCGGTCAGCACTGCACTATCTCTGTGCCAGCCTATCGGCTTTACAATATCAACTCTACCTGTCAGAACATTCCGGCATATCGCACCCTTGAATAGCGGGTCTTGCTCAAATACAGAAAGACAATTCTGAATTGTATTGCTTACTTTTCCTTTATCGTTAGTGGTTAGAGTACGTTTCAGCTCATCAACCGATAAGCTCGGTTGAGTTGTCTCTGTCCGCTGTGCATTTGTATTCTGATATTCGTCCGTCAAGCTCTGATACCTCCTTTCCATAGTCGGCAACAATCTCCGACTTTTCTTGTGCAGTTCCGCTGATAAGGATATCAAGCAGATAATCTACATAATCCGATCTCAGCAATGCCTCCACAAATAAGGGATTCGGGATTTCATCTTTTGTCTTGGGAGCATATCGTATCCTCCATTCTTTCAACAGTCTTGCATAATTACAAAGAGTGCCAAAAACTCTGTTTTCAGCACTCTTGTATTTTTCTTTTTCAATTCTTTTGGCTATGCTTTGCTTGTCGAGTTGATATCTTTCGGAATTATCATAACTTATTCCAAAGTCATAAGCTAATTTCTGTGCAGCCTTTTTCGGCGAAAGAGAAAACAGCTTTTCTGCAAAGTTGATAACATCTCCGTCCTCACCGCAACCGAAACAATGAAAGCGGTTATCCACTTTCATTGACGGATTTCTGTCATCGTGAAAAGGACAGCAGGTCATTCCGTTTCGTTTTATATCAAGACCGTAATACTCTGCGGCTTGCCTTGTTGTAATTCTTTCCTTTACTGCTTGGAAAACATTCAATAAAATCACTCCAGTTCATATTTGTTTTTCTTTCGTTGCTCATCTTGTGTGAGTGTAGTTTGCTTTGGCTCCGTGGAATGTTCCTTGATGCTCTCCGAAATAGATTTTTTATTGTCGGTTGTCATAACCTCGTTGTCAAGAGGGATAACCTGTCCGATATAATAACGCACATCATTAAGAGGCTGCATTTCATCTTTTATTTCTTCAAGTTCCTTCTGCAAGGTATCACGACCTGATTTCAGATTTTTCATCTCGGCACGGAAAGAGTCAAAGTTAAAATTGCTGTCTATGCCTTGCTTTTTCAGATAACGTACCGCCTTGTTATACTCATCAAGCTCGGCTCTGTGCTCTGCGGCATATTTATCCTTTCTTGACTTCCAGTTAATCCTGATATACTTATCGTGAACGGGTTCAAGCCTTTCCATTGTTTCGTGGCACTTTATTATCATAGACAAGGTTTTTATGCGAGTTTCCTTTTTTCGCATTTCCGTTCGCAAGGAGTTAGCTGAATTTTTCATTTTACCAAGCTCGGCATTCAGACTTTCAAGAGTGACAATTCCTTTTTTCTCAACGAAGGCTATAACCTGAGATACCTTTTGCAAGTCCTTGACAAGTGCGTTCTGCTTTCCGTAATCGTTCCATTCTTCACGCCGTGATTTTCTGATTTCGATATATTCCAATAACAACTCAGGGACAGTAAGTTGAGCCGTTCGCCTTTTGCTAAGGCTCTCTTTTTCTCCGGTTAATCTTTTAATCCAGTCGTGAATGGATGAAATGCTCTTGCGGATAAAATTCATCATCACATTTGTCTTTTGTATATCTCGGTTAAGGTCACCGACAATAGTCTGCACACCTCTCTTTTCCATTTGAAAAACAGCCGCTCCCATATGGACAGTTGGCAGTTTATCTGTTATTCCTTGCCGTTGGTATGAACGTAGGTCTACTCTTTCGGAACAGTTGTTGCGTTCAAGGAATTGATTTGTTTTCACTTCCCACGAGTGCCGCCACTCCTCGGCTTTGGTCTGTTCGTTCCAGTCAACGGTAGTTTCCTTGTGAGATTTCCAGTTTCCCGAAGGAAGTCTGATACGCTCTCCATTTTCATCAAGGTCATAAACCTTTCGTGCCTTTGGTAACCATTTTCCATTCTCATCAATGGCTCTCATCGTCAGCATAATGTGAGCGTGAGGGTTTCCGTCGCCTTTGTCGTGAAGTGCAAAATCAACGCACATCCCATTATCGACAAATTGCTCCTTACAGTAATCCTGCAATAGCTTTATTTGCTCATCACGAGGAATTTCTTTTGGAAGTGCAAGGACAATTCTTCTGGCAAGCTGTGCGTTCCATTGTTTCTCGTTCATTTCAACGGAGTTCCACAACTTTTCACGATTGCTGTATTCCGGTGGGGCGTTCTGCGGCAGCATTATCTCGGTATATGCGATACCTCTTTTCTCCGTATAGGCTTTTTTCTTTTGGTCATACTCCGAGAAAAGGCTCTCTCCACTCTGATATGCCGCACCTGCAACAGCAGATTGTCCGTTACTGCGTTTGCATATCGTTATCTTAAAATGAGGGCAAGGCATATTCTCTTTGCCTCCTTTCCGCATAAAATAAAGGCTGCTTACTTTTGTGTAAACAGCCTTTTGTATTCAGGGGGTAGATTGCAAAAGCAATCGCAGGGGCAGCGCCCTTGTGAGCATTTATGCTCGGCTCTCTGCAAGAGGCTTTCGGCAGAACGCAATTCACCGCCCATAGCGGTGTATAATTGCGCCCTTATCCGCAGGTTAAGGGATATGAGCAACCTGTTCAAGATATTTCTGCAAAAGCTCCTGCACATCAGAATGTGAAAAAGCCACATCAAGAACAGCCTTTACTTGCTCTGCCGTGAGCAAGTCAGGCTCTTTCAGTTTCGCTCCGAGGATAGCGCCTTGCTCGCATAAGCGGTGCGTTCTCTGGCTGCGAGTCAGCATTTTCATTTTCTTTTGAAGTGCTTTTTCTTCGTGCTCAACAGCAACTCTCTTTTGATTTGCAACCATTAAATCCTGTTCTGCCCTTTGTATTTTTTCTTTCAGTTCCTCGTCTGTCATTTTGCTTCTCCTTTTCAAAAATCTCTGTCACCTTGAAAATATTGATTGCCTGTTTTAACTCCTCCGACATTTCCCACTTGGCACAAAAGATAAGCAGTTCACTGATATCGCCATCGTCAATTTCATAGATTTCATCTACATCAAAGTATCCGCAAATGCTTTCGAGCAGTTCCTTTTTGCAACAGCCTGAGAAGATAGTGAATGCCTTGCAGTATTCATCTTCAAATCTGTCAACGACTGTTGTAAACACGACTCTGTTGAGGAAAGAACGCTTTTCATCGAGAAGTTCTGCTGTCATTCTGATTTCTTCTTCGGTGAGCAGTTCCTCAAGATACTTGGCAACCTCTCCCGAACGCTCATTAGGAATTTCCTCAAGAGTGCTTACGGAAAATCTCTTGCAGATAAAATTGTAAAGCCTCTCTCTGATTTCTTCTTCAAGAGGTTCCATATTGGCACAAGGCACTCCGTTCAGATAATCAATGATGTTCGCATAGAGGATATCGAGAAGGTTTCTTTCAGTATTTTTCATTTGGCATTGTCCTTTCATAAATAGAATTGTTGTTATTGTTTCGGTTTGCTTCTTCGGAATTAAACTATATCAGCACATAAGCACCACCTCCTTTCCTGACAACGGGACGGCGACAACCGAGAAAAGAAAACCTTTTTCGGTGTTGGGAAAATAAAAAACAGCGACATTAAAATCGCTGCTTTTTTGTATCATATAGCTTCGGGGCTTGCAACTCTCGGAGTTTTTTCTATATCCGAAACATAGCAGAACACTCCGTTTTGCATATCTTCAATTCTTGCAGCAAGTTTCATTGAGTCAATCGTGGCTTTCTTCTTCGCCTTGGATTTCTCATAATACTTCGCCTGCTTGCCGTTGGCTTTTCTTTTGAGATAGTTTCTGTGAAGCCGTTCCTTGCGTTCCTGTGCTTTCTTCTGTTCCGCTATTTCTTCTTCGGTTAGCTCTTTGACTTCATTGAACATCGGCGGTAAGTACAAGCCTATGAAATTGAAATAAATATCTATTCTCTGCGGTGAATTTGCTACTCCTTTCAGCTCACGCTCGTGAACGTCAATTCGGCTGACAAATTCATTTATCATACAAGTGGTAAGCTCGTCAAATTCAAGATATTTTTCTACAAGGTCAATGAACTTTTTGGGTGAACGCTTTTCACTGCAAGTGGAATTTAAAAACTGCCGTAACACCTGTATTTCATTTGATATTTCATTTTTCTCTTTGGAGTATTGCTTATCAAGCGTAAAATATCTGTCATCGGGAAGCTTGCCAAGGACGTTATCCTCGTAAATTCTGCAAATCAGCTTTTCTATTCCCTGTTCTCTCTGCGTAAGGGTTTCAACTTTGGCTCTTGCCTTGATTATCTCGTCATTTTCCTTTTGGTTATCAATATCCATAACCGCTTTTACAAATGCCTCCTTGTCGAGTTTGGCATAATCGACTATTGCTTTCAGCACTTCTTTTATAAGGGAAATGACATCATCGGCATTTACTCTGTGCTGTGTTGGACATAGCTTTCCTACGGGAATTTTGCTGTAATTTGCACAAGTAAACTGCGGTATTCTTTTACCGTTATTCACTCTGTGAACATACATCTTACTGCCGCAATCAGCGCAATACATAAGTCCTGTAAGCGGATTTGCTTCGCCCCAGCCGTCAGGATAACGCCTTGCATTTCCTCTTACACGCTGAACATTATCAAAGAGTTCTTGGTAGATAATCGGCTCTTGAGTATTTTCAAAGACAACCCAGTTATCCTGAGACACATAATGGCTTTTCTTGTCTTTGAAGTGCTTATCGGTTTTGAAATTTACTGTGTGTCCGAGATACTCACGCTTTTTCAGTATGCTTGCAATGGTTGAGGACTGCCAGTGATATGGATTATCAAAAATCTTGTTCTGGTGCAATCCTATTCCTTTCTGTGCTAAGTACGCACCGGGAATTAACACTTTTTCTTCCTCTAATATTTTTGCAATCTGATACGGTCCCTTTCCGTCCATTGTCATTTTGAAAATCCTCCTGACAATATCGGCAGCCTCCTCGTCAATAACCCATTGGTTTTTATCCTTCTCGGATTTAACATATCCATACGGCGGAATACTTGCAACGTGCTTGCCCGATTTGCCCTTTGCCTTGAATGTGGATTTTATCTTCTTGGAAATATCCTTAGCATACCACTCGTTCATAATGTTGCGGAACGGTACGAGGTCATCTTCTCCACGAAAAGTGTCTACATTATCGTTAAGGGCGATGAGGCGAACACCTTTCTGACGGAACATCTCCTGATACTGTCCCACAACAATATGATCACGTCCGAGTCGGCTCATATCCTTTATAACGACAGCATACACATTTCCTTTTTCAACTTCCGCTATCATTTTCATAAAACCGGGTCTGTCGAAACGTGTTCCCGATATACCATCGTCCGTAAAATGAACAGGGATAGGCAGGTTGTTGTTGCGTGCATATTCTTCGAGCATATACTTCTGATTGGTGATAGAGTTTGACTCGCCTTGAAGCTCATCATCTCGGCTCAAACGCTCATAAAGTGCCGTAATCTTGCGGTTTTCCATAGTTTTCGTCACTCCTCCTTTTCTTCAAAACTATGTAAAAATCGAGTGATTAAAACCTCTCTATGAGTTTAGCATACCGCTGGCAAGTTTGTATTTCTTATACTGCTTGACCGCAAAGCAATCCGGCTTTCGCTTTTCCAGCCCCCTAAACATATAGTCCACGGCATTTTGGAAATTTTCATCCTCCTCCTTGACCTCCATACCGGAAATCATATCCACAAGCGTGTTCATGTTCCGATCCTCGGCGGGCCCCTCGAAAATGATATAGGCAATCAAAGCGCAGTACAAAAGCGTCTCGGCCTTCGTCCAGAATGGATCACCCTCTTTGCCTTCGCCCTTCGTGTTGCTGATTAAAGCGTCCACAAATTTCAGAATGTCGGCCTCGTTTCGGATATACGCCAACGGGTTATAGTGCATGGATTTGGAAAAATCAATGGAATTGAACACCTTGATCCGATACCCGCGCCGTTGCAGAAAAGCTCCCACCTGGGAGAGCACCCCGCCTTTGGGATCGACCACCACATAGCTGCAACCAGCCTTTTTATCCGCGCTGGCCTGCAAGATCTGCGGGGTAAGCCAGAATCGGGTTTTGCCGGAGCCGGACGAACCGATCACACAGGCGTTGAGATTGCGGGCGTTGGCCGGATTTTTGGGGCGGGTATTCATGGTGAGAAACTCCGTCCCGGTGAGAATGATATTATTTTCAAACTTTGGATCGACGAACGGGGGGATGTCTTTGGGGCCGCCCCAACGGGATGAACCATACTCTTCATCCCGCCGGAATTTCTTTGCGTTCTTGCTTTTTACATAAATCAGCAGGCGAAAGACCGCCGCGCCTACAATACCCACCAGCCAATCAAAGGGATCAAGCCCCGGCGCAAAGTCGGTAAAAGCCGGGCCGATGGTCTGGCCCAGCCCCAGGAGCTTGTGAGCGAAGTTTGCGCCAGCGGCCAGCCGGTATGCCGTTCCCAGCTTCAGGCAGGTCCACAGGATAAACAGATATGGGATATTGGGTATCACATACTTTTTTACGCTATCTGTCCTCATGTACCGCCTCCTTTACCCGTTCCCGCTTGCGGGGCTTTTCCTTTGCAAGCTGATCCGCCGCCTGTTTGAGCTGTTCCCGGATGGGGATGCGGCTGGATTTGGATTTGTTCAGCACCTTCCGTGAATACTCTGAAAAGCAGGCGGTCATCGCATCTGCCTGGCCCGCCTTGAAGAACAACAGATAATTGTCCGACCCGGTTTTGTAAAAGGCATAGTCCACATTCCATTTCCGGGCTACCCGGTCAAAAGACTTCGTATCCCCGGAGAGCTCGATGCTGTTTGTGGCCGTACCATGCCCCATGAGCTTTTTCACGCTCTGCCTACCGTGGGGCGTTTGTTTAGCCCGGTGGTGCTTTCGGATTTTCCGGGCAACCGCCCCCAGCACATAAGCAAGCCCCCGAGCTGTCAGTTTTGACGCTTTTACCGATATGGCAATCGTGCGCCGGGAAACATCTTCATCAATCAGTTACACCGCCTCCTTTCCAGCAGCGCCTCGGGACAAATTGTCTCGAAGTGCCGCCTATCGTTCCTCATGCTACTTTTGGGAAAGTTTTCGGTAGCCCTCCAGAGAGGAACCGTCAATAATCTCCTTGTAGGCCGCCATCTGTTCCCGGATCGAAAGTTTCGGATAGGCGAAAACCCTGTGTTCGGCAGGAATGTCATCGAGTCCGTGATAGTGCTCGATGAATTTGCCGCCGTTGTTCAGCACATAGCCGCCGGGAGCAAAGTGGCCGTCCTCGTTGAGCCGAATGTCCCGCCCGTATGCCTCGTAATCGAAATAGTTGAGCAGGTGCTCCGGCACATCGATAGCCTCCATATCTTCCACATAGATGCGCCCCAGCGTTTCATCGTCCTCAACGCCCGGATAAAATTCAAAGCAATCCAAATTTTGTGTCAGGTTGATAAGGTCGGCCACGCTGGAAGTATGCTCGCCGCTGTCGATCACCGCCTCGAATTTCTCCAAATCACTTTGATCAGCTCGGAAAGCAGGCAGGCCAGATGGTTGAGCTCGTCCAGATTTTCATATTCCGTCAGGTAGTCATAAAGCCCCAGCACATCACCGTCAAAGCTGGTAATAAAAAACTCCTCATAACGCACCCCATCCACGCCGATGCGTTTCAGCAGCCTTTGCACCTCCTCCGTGGTGGTTGGGAATTTCAGCGTTTCTCCAACCAGCTCACCCTCGTTGTATTTTCCCAGGTTGGTAATGTAGGCTTCAAAAAGGGCCGCCATCAGCGGCGGTGCGTTGCACCCTTGACGGCCCACTCCCGGCTGTGCAGGAAAACAGGCGGCGACGGAGGATATATACCACCAGACCATTTTTTCAGAAAGGACGGGCCTTCAGGACAATTTGTCTCGAAGTGGATAGGTTACTTGTCCTGTTCCAGCTTTTTCGAGGACTTTGCCAGCTCGGGCGGCTGTTTCTCCTTCCACTCGTCCAGCAAAGTCATGATCTGCTCCTTCATTTTGTCGGGAGTGACCTCCTTGCCAAAATACTTCTCCAGTTCAGCCATAGAAATAATCACGCCGCGATCCTCCTTTTTCTTTTCTGATAAGATGCCGTCAATCACATCGCCGTTGAGTTTCCCCTCCTTGTCCAGCTCCCGGAGCTGTTTGGCCTGGGCCAGAGAGGGAGATGCCTGCTCCCCATCAATGGAAACGGCAATCAGCCTTTGGTTTTTGGGCTTGATGTAGGAAAGCTCCACCGCAGGCATAAAGCCCATCTTCTTTTCGTCCACCTTGTTCAGAAGTTCGGGCACAAGGGAATTGAGCCGCAGATAGCGCATGACCTTTTTATAGTTCATATCATGCGCCTCGCCCACGATCTCAACGGAGCGTTTGCCCACATCCCCCTCGGCCACGCCTTTCAGCCGGGAGCCCTGGTGCTTAATGTCCTCCACTTCCAGATCCAAAAGGGCGGCCAGCTCGCTGGGGAGCGTCTGATCCCTCTGCTTGTTGCTGTCCTTCATGGCCTCAACCGCCTCATGGTCGGTCATATCCCGGACAATAAAGGGCATTTCCTCCAGGCTCACCAGCTCACTGCCGCGACAGCGCCGATGGCCGCCACAATCTCATAGCCGTTTCCGTCCTTTTCGGGGCGGGCAAGGCCAGGAACCATAACGCCGTTGAGCTTGATGGACTCCACCGTTTCCTGCATTTTGGCATCGTCCCGCACCTTGAACGGGTGGGGCCGGAATGTGTGGAACGGATGGAGCTCGGAAAGTTTCAGATAAATCTGGAACTGAACGACTACCTCTATCCCCATGACATAAGCCGCCTTGAAGAAATCCGGCAGAAAGACCTCGGCGCGATTGTGGTAAACGGCTACTATTCCGGCTATCTGGGGGAGGACATGAACCTTGACGAGCTGACCGCCGGAGTACGGCACCACTATGAAAACGGGTATAGCAATATCAAGGAATTTATCGAAGCCCACGACGACCGCTTATCCCCGGAGGAAATCGAGAAAGGGCGGGCAGCCGCCCATGCCGCCGGACTTCCATTTTCCGAAAGACCGTTCCTGGACGGGGAGGATTTTGACCCCCTATGTATTTGACGGGAGCATGAGCATTGAGGACTACAACCTTATGCAGCGCATGATTGAGAAAGAAAGGAGTGAACGAATGGACGCCCCGATTTTAAGCGGGTATCTCTCTAATCTTAGGAAGTACTGCGGGCGGATGGGTAATATTCCCCACGACTTGTTTTGCGCGGTAACTTCTAATTTTACCGTATAGGATGAATCGCTTAATATATCGTTAAATTCATATTTTAAGGTTTGATTGTAAATTAATTCCGATTCCCTCACAAGGGTAAGCTTTCCTCTGAATACGGAAACCTGTGAAGCAATGGGAGGAATAATACTAAAGCCTTCTTTAACAGTTATTATATTGTTAATATAGTCATAGCTTTTTACTATTCTCGTTTCAGATACAGTATATGAATTCTCTGTAGAATAAGTAACGGTAACATAATCGTCTTCAAATATGGAGAAAATCAATCCTTCCGGTACAGATACAGGTATGGTATCTTCGGAAACAGAATCGGAATCCCTTACAACAGCGTCGATTATACCGTCCGACTTTTCATCTTTAAACAAGGAATATTTATAATTTTTAATACCTATATCTTGTTCCTGGGAATAAGACGAGGCACATTCAATATTCCCGAATTCGTTTAAAGAAACATCAGGTATAATTACAGGCCGTTTTGCACATTCAAAAAAATATTCGGGGGAAGTAATATAATTTTTATATATTTTATATGTTGTTCCGGCAGGGGGAATCGCGGAAAAGGGGGCTTCCAAGGTAACGAGAGTTCTGTAATCGTAATTGCCGTAACCGTCGTCTGTACCGTATTTCAAAGTCGGATCATAATTAGTAATCATTCTTCGTTCTTTTACAGTCCCGTTATCAATTTCCATGCAGCAAGCCCCGTAAAGAGTGCGAATGCCGTTTACTTCATAATAAATGGGATTCTGAATTTCAGTTATGCCGTATGTAATAGGAATCTGAACAGAAGGGTGAGAAACATTAATAGATCTGACTGTTCCCTGCACAGCGAATATATCATATTTTTCCTGATATATATTCATTTTATATTTATAGCTTTTACCGTTTTCAAAAGTACCTGAAGACATTCTTGTTCTGGATTCATAATCATTGTATATAGCCGAAGCAGACAGAGGAACGTACATCTTTTTAATAAGTCCGTTATTGCCTGCGTCATAGAACACAAAATCATAACCCTTTAAATGATCCCCGTTAAATATAAATGAGAAGCTGTTATCTTCAGAGGCGTCTATAGCCGTATTATGAGGGTAGACATTTTGAGGTTTATATATCATATTATCACTTCCTTTAAAATATTTTTTTGTAATAAAGAAAAAGAGCAAAACAAACTTAATTGTTTGTTTTGCTCTTTTGAATTTTTGCAGCAGATTTGTAATCTCTGCTGATTGAAATTAATCATGGATATAGCATTATACTATACCCATGATTTTTATTCAATAAGATGCAAACTCTTTAATAAGCTCAATAATATTAGGTAAATTGCCATTTAACCTATTGTAAATAAATATTATTCCAGCGGTAATTATAAGATAACATAAAGAATATGAAAGACTATCAGACCTAAATCTTGCATATGAAATCTTATATCTGCCATTCTTTAACATTTGTTGATTGCGCTTTTTTTTATATTTTTCAAACTTAATCCATTTAAAAATCCCAAAGCCTATAGCGATTAAACCTAAAGAAACATCCCAATAAGACAGAATCTCTTTCAATTATTTCTCCTTATTATGTGAACTTTTCTAATATATCATTGAGTTTATTTATATTGCCTTGAGCGTGCTCTTGATTATCTTTATCCAGCCATTCTGAATACCAAGGAAACGCTTTGCTATATGCTATGTATTGTTCTTCGGCGTTTATTCTCAGCACAATTAAATCAACATATTTCCTTGCAGCAGTTTTGTAATCTCTGCTGATTGAAATACCATTTTGAAGCTGTTCTCCAGATTTAGCCATTTGCCATAATCATCACTTTTACGTCCCATAAACAATGCATTTCATATAGTTTTAGCGTATTACTTGTTTTTCTTTTTAAAATCATTATAACAATTATATTTTCCTAAAATGCAAATTAAATAGTCTTTAATTAAAAAATCTTCAAAATGCTTCCAGACCATTGAAAAATATCTATAATAATCTTCAATATCTCCACCATCATCTTTAGGTATATTTAATTCGTAATTTCCTAAATATGTTATCTTTTTGGGTATTGACCTGCTTGACGTTGTTGTCATTCCATAAGCATAATTAAAAGTTCCATTTTTATTAATTCTATTTGAGCTTCTTATAAAATTGGTTTTCCCTTTCAACTCGTTACTATATTTAGGCTCGTCAGAAATCCAGCATCTGATAATGGGACAAATATGTCCTTCTTCTAAATAATCACTAACTCTTTCTAAAACTTCACTGGCTTTTTGAAATATTATATATTTCCCATATAAATCGTGTTCTTTAGAGAGATCGCTTTCTATTTTATATGCAAAAACATCGCCGATTTTCCATGGACATCTGTAATACCTGCGTTTATATATTTTCTTTTCAGGCGGCTGTGGGGAATTAAGCTTTAAGCTTAATTCCTCCAACACCTTTTTTCTTTGATTTCCAAGCTTTTCCGATTCATCGTACCATACCTGTAAATCAGCGCCTTTTTCTATCCATTTCAACGCTTGTTTTTTTACATTAGGAAGTAATCTTCCTAATCTCCACTGCTGGTCTGCCAATGCCATCCAAAACAACGGAGCATCGTCAACATCTTCTAACATATATTCATAATCTGAGATTATTTCATCTGTAGCTTCCTCGTTAGACTTGCCCTCCTGCAATTTTTCTTTATATGTGTTCTTTATGTCTTCCGCTACATCATTGTCATATAGCTTTACTCCCCATGCGCCCATTTAATCGCTCCTCCTTTTTAAACCATTTTTTTTCATTATCTCCGGCAATTTTGAAGCATATGGGACAGCGTCCGCAAAGAAAATTGCTCTTAATGGATTAATGGGATTTATACCAGTTTTGATATTATAGCAGAGGTGTCAATTACATTATACCATTATTTCAAAAATGTGTAAAGAAAAAGAGCAAAACAAGGTTTTAAGCTTGTTTTGCTCTGTAAAAACTAATTATATAACAATTGTTAATATAAGAATAGTATGTATAACACAAGATAAAATAAATAAAACAGAAAAATAGATAAAATAGCCTTTATTTTTGCTTTTTATTTTTTTACATATAAAAGCACCCAAAATAGATACTAAACTTAATACTGTATAAATAATTAAAATTATTATACATTCTTTTACATTTTTTAGAATAAAGGATGTTATTATAGCTATCAATAAAATTCCGAATGAAAACATGAATGACAAATAATAAAATATAAATCTCCATGCAGAATTTTTGTCCTTATATATTTTAGAATTAACAATACATCCTATACTCAAGGGTATAAGTAATATTATAAATGAAATACCAGACCATAATGTATTATTTGTGTCTAAATCAAATACATCTGATATATACCCACTTAATATATAAATTATTATAGAAATAATAAAAAATATTTTATTCATTATTATCTTCCCATTCTATCTAAAAATTCATCTAAGTCAAATGAAAGTGTTATATCTCCTCCTATTAAAAAATATGCACTTCCTCCTATATTAACTGTTAGATGTGGATCCTTCTCTTGATTTCCAGCATAATTGCCATTCCTTGAAATTAACCCCCATTGATAATCCCATTCATGACCTGGCATCATCCAAGAATATCCGTCACCATCACCATTATAAGCAGAACATTTTGCTTCTGCGCCTAAACCAAGTACTTCTCCGAAATCAACACTAGTGGCAAATTTAGTAGTTGAATTTGTTTTGCAATCATCAGCGAAAATAAGTTCATTCCTTACAGGAACTGCCATTAATGAACCATTGATAAATGCCGCTTTTCCTTCCAAACCAAATCCAAAGCCATATCCAATTTCAAGACTTGTTGAATGATAAACAGCTTTTCCAAACTTTTTAACTGGTTTTATAACATTATTTCCAAACCAGTTTCCGATAGTTGGGAAAAATCCTTGATCTTTTTTTTGCAACGCTGCTAACTCTTCCTGAGTGTAAGCGGAAGTATACGTAGTTTTGATAGTAGTCTGCGTTGTAAGACCACCGGTAATAGGAGAAGCTGACGAGACAGGAGCAGTAGTGGTTTTTACCTGAGATGAATCAGCTTTTCCGGAAGAACATAATTGATTAAACATCTTAGCGTCTGAAGCGCTGTTGATGGACATCCTATCTCCATTAGGTAATGTTCCGTAACTATGTCCGCTCGGATCAACAGTTGTACTGAATTCTGACATCAAACCTGTTGGAGCTGACAACACAGGCGCTGACGATATTCCTGTTAACTCTGCTATTCCGCATCCTATCGTTGTAAGAGCAGATGCAAGTAAAGAAGTAG